GGATGAAATATTTTTCAGCCTAAAAAACCTCAGATTAAGGTGTATTTGCGGGATTGATAGGCGTAGCCTATCGTTGTGTTGTTGGCGATGGTATTTGTCTATGAATGACCTGGTTGAATTAGACCAGCATCCTGTACAAAACATGCGCATCACGAAGCGACAGTACGCCTATGCGACGGTTCGCGGGCGGATGCCGGCTAACTGCGCAGACTGGAAATGTAAATTGCTGGCCGATGGCTGGACGGATGAAGAAATCGAGGGCGCATCGAAATCAGAAATCAGTTATGCGATCACGGCAACGTGGCGATGGAACAAAATTCCAGCTGTCCAGGCGCAAATTGAGCATGAACGCTCAGTAGCGATCGAGGCTAGGTTGCAAGAGCCCATCCGCACCTGGGAAGCCAGGATGGAAAAGTTGTTAGCTATGGCCGCCGGCGAATTGCCACAGGTCCGTAGTGTGGACACGGGCAAGCGGAAAAAGAAAATCGTCGATGAGGATGTCGAGATTGAGGCCCGGGTGCTCGATACCGAGGAATACCACGAGTCCAATTTGCAAGCACTGGCGAAAGTCTTAGAAATGCAAGGCCGGTCGCTTGGCCTATTCAAGGATCGCGCAGAGATAAGCGGCCCAGGCGGCGCCCCCCTTCCCGCTATCCAAGTCACTTTTGTCCGAGCCGGTGATGATTGATCCTAGTACTGAGCCTAGCATCGACAGGCGCCAGGTTCTGGACGCCTTCAAGGCGCTTCCAGATGGCGTGGCGATCTCTACCCTTGGCCTGGCCTGGCTAGCCTGTGCGCGGGAATGCCGGGTGCGGGCTGCCGTGTCATGGCTGGCCCTCGGGGGCTTGGTGGAAGAAGCTGGTGAGCATTGGCGCCGGGACAGGCGTGGCAGGGCCTATCGAGCCAAGCTCTATCGGTGGACAGGGCGCGATGGCATCAAAAGAGTGGCGCGTGATGGCGACGAGCGCAGGGCTGAGGCCGAGCAGGACATAGCGGCTTTGGCGGCGTCCTGGCTTTCGCGTCGGTGGGTATAGGTGGCCTAGATGGACGGATCTACCCAACAGCAGCCTATTGAGGCCCATTTCAGCGAGAAACTGGCGCCGCTGTTTGAAAGCCATCGCTACAAGATCCTACACGGAGGTAGAGGGTCATCCAAGAGCTGGAGCGCCGCCCGGGCTCTACTGATCCAATCCGCCCAGACGCCTGGCGGTCTGCGTGTACTGTGCTGTCGTGAAGTGCAGCGCAGCATCAAAGAGTCAGTTCACCAGCTTCTGGCCGATCAGATTCAAGCACTCAATTTGGGTGGCTTCTACCGTGTTCTTGACACCGAAATCAGAGGTATCAATGGCTCGAAGTTCACGTTCGCCGGCCTGGCCTCGCATACCACGGAATCGGTGAAAAGCTACGAAGGATACGATCGAGTTTGGGTAGAAGAGGGACAGACGGTATCAAAACGCAGTTGGGACATTCTCACCCCGACGATTCGCCGGCCAGGGTCGGAAATCTGGGTGACGCTGAACCCGGATCTTATTACCGGGGAAACCTACGTCCGATTTGTTGTCTCGCCCCCGCCGGATACCTGGGTATGCCAGGTCAATTACCACGATAACCCCTGGTTCCCCGATGTCCTGGAAGCCGAGCGGGCGCATTGCGAGAAGACTCGGCCACCAGCCGAGTACAGGAATATCTGGCTGGGTGAACCACTCAGGACGGCGGAAGGCGCCTACTACGCCGATCAGATTGTTGCCCTACGCGAGTCCGGGCGGGTAAAGGAAGTCCCCTATCAAGCCGGGGTGCCAGTCTCAACCGCGTGGGATTTAGGGTACAACGACACGACGGCTCTATGGTTCTGGCAGCATATCGCCGGGGAAACCCGATTCCTGCTCAGCTACCAGAACGCGGGCGAGAGCCTAGAGCACTATGCTCGCTACCTGATGGAACGGGGCTGGCTCTATGACAGGCACTACCTGCCCCACGATGCCGAACACAAGAGCTTGCAGACGGGCCGCAGCACCTTGGATCTTATCAGGGATCTACTGCCAGGGCATCGGTTTGAAGTCGTGCCTCGGGTGGAAAACGTATTGACGGGTATCGACGAGACGAGGCTGAAGCTCAGTGGGCCGGTGTGGTTCGATGCCGTGGGCTGTCATGAAGGCTTGACTGCCCTCGAAAGGTACAGGAAGGAATGGAGCGAGAAGTTGCAGACGTTCAAGCCTACCCCGCTACATGATCAATACTCGAATTTTGCCGATGCCATCCGTCAATGGGCGCAGGGCTGGCGTCCTGGCGGGGATGGCTATCGGCGGCCTAAGCGGTCGGGTACGTGGAGGTCGGTGTGAGGATGCTAGTCGCCAGTCCATCATGCCGTCACCAAGTTTGGCACCGAGTTTCTAGAGGTTGAACACATGGGCATCGTAGTTGGCGGCGAGCGGGCGTGGCGGGTGTATCGCAAGGGCGACATTGCCATAGCCCTACATTGGATTAACGGGGAGCCAGCGATGGTCCTATTCCCCGCGAACGTGACAGCATCAGGAACAAGGCGCGTGGTGCCATTTGTCGTCCCGCTGGCGGTCCTGCACGAGTATGTCCGACCCGATGGCCACCCTCACCTCATGCGGGCGCTACAGGGCGCTACCGAGGCCGCACGGTGCCTTAACCTTGCGCCCGAGATGTCCGTGCTGCATCGCATCATTGATGCCATCGTGGAAGCGGCCCCGGATCTGGTTGCCATGCCACCAGAACCGACGAGCCTGGCGCGTGAGCGTGAGCAGGCTGGCGCGGTGGTGGGCGAACTGACGATCAAAGACAAGGGCGGCGAGCGGACGATTGCCGAGCATGTCATCCACGAGGGGGAACTGAGCCATGGTGCGTGATGAGATTACCCCCAGCCGTGGGGAAAGCCCATTCGATAATCCGTCCCGCATGGGTGGGACGAAAGACCTACCAGAGGCCCCGGCCAGCAAGAAATCACGGCTGGACAGCACCGAGAACCAATCCCGGCTATCCCGGCTGCGTGAATGGCTTGAGCAAGAGCAACGGCGCCAAGCGGCGAACCGCTATCAGATGGCGATTGATGCCGACTACTACGACAGCCTGCAATGGACGGAAGAAGAGGCCAACGTCCTGCTGGAACGGGGCCAGGCGCCTCTGGTGTACAACGAGATCGCGCCCACGATTAACTGGATGCTGGGTACTGAGCGGCGGACGCGCATCGACTACAAGGTGTTGCCTCGGCGCAAGGAAGAGGCCGATATCGCTGAAGTCAAGACGAAGCTCTTGAAATATCTGTCCGACGTGAACGGTGAACCGCATCACCGCAGCCAGGCGTTCGCCAAAGCCGTCAAGGCCGGCATGGGGTGGCTGGAAGTAGGAATACGGGGCGATGAAAGCGACGAGCCCATCTTCTACCGCTGTGAGGACTGGCGGTTCATCCTGCATGACAGTCAGGCGCTGGAAGCCGATCTATCTGACGCTCGCTATCTGTTTCGCTGGAAGTGGCTGGATCAGGATGTTGCCGAGGCGATGTTTCCAGAAAGATCCAGCCTGATTCGCCAAGCAACGGTATCCGGCCCGGAACAAGGCGAGGCCGAGGATGACGATGACCCATGGTATTTGGGCGCCCGGGTGACGGAACCGGGTGAGGATTATGCCACTGTAGGCAAGTATCGGCCCTATGACACGGGCGCGATGGGTGTAGTCCGCAGAGATCGCGTGAAACTGGTGGAATGCTGGTACCGCGAGCCTACCCGGCGGCAGGTGCTGCGTTCCGGCCCGATGGCGGGCGAAACCTATGATCAGTCCAATCCCGCGCATCAGTGGGCGGTCGAGAATGGCGCGTCCATCCATGACTCTATCGCCATGCAGATGCGTGTTGCCTTGTTTTGCGACTCGGGGTTGCTATGGGAAGATGAATCCCCCTATCGGCATGGCCGATTCCCCTTCGTCCCTGTCTGGGGCTATCGTCGGGCGCGGGACAATGCGCCCTATTCGCCAATTCGGGTGATGCGTGACAGCCAGGACTCGCTGAACAAGCGCGGCTCTAAGGCACTATGGATTCTGTCCTCCAATCGCATCATTGCCGAAGCTGGGGCGGTGGAGGATTGGGAAGAACTGCGCGAGGAGGCGGCGCGGCCTGACGCGATCATCGTCCACGAGCGTGGCAAGGAGCTGAGCATTGATCGTGACATTCAATTGGCTGATCAGCATCTTCGGCTGATGGATAGAGACGCACTGGCAATCCGCAATGGTGGAGGCGTAACTGCTGAAAACCTGGGACGGGAAACCAATGCCGACAGTGGCAAGGCAATTCTGGCCCGGCAGGATCAGGGTTCCGTTGTCACCACCGAATTATATGACAACCTACGTTGGGCGGTTCAGTGGGCGGGTGAAATGGAACTCAGCCTGATCGAACAGTACATGACCCAGGAAAAGGTCGTGCGTCTAGTGGGTTACCGTGGCAATGCTACTTTCGTTGAGGTTAATCAGGTAGATCCTGCGACGGGACAGATTTTGAACGACATCACGGCATCCAAGGCCGATTTTGTCGTATCCCAGCAGGACTATCGGGACAGCCTACGTATGGCCATGTTTGAGAGCCTATTCGAGATAGTCGGGCGCATCGCGCAGATGCAACCTGAGATTGCCTTGAATCTGCTGGATCTTGTCGTTGAGATGGCCGACATCCCCAACCGGGATGAACTGGTTGCGCGGATTCGGCAGATTAACGGGCAACGTGACCCTGAAAGCGAACCGACGCCGGAAGAGCAACAGCAAATGGCCCAGAAGGCGGCGATGGAACAGGCCCAGCAACAGCTCATGATGGCTCAGATGCAGGCGTCTGTGGCTAAGTTGGAAGCCGAAGTGACGAAGCTGAGGGCGGATCAAGAGAAGAGCCAGGCCGAAAGCATCAACAAGCGCCTTGAGGCGATGTATAGCGCCCTGCAAGCGGCCCAAGTGGTAGCACAAGCCCCCGGGGCGGCGGTCATGGCGGATGAGATTATGCGCGGTGCTGGCTTCAAGGATCAGGTGATGCAGGAAGAGCAAGCCTTGATCCAGCAAGCGGCCATGCAGCGGGCGGCCCAGGCGCAAGCTATGGCGCAGGCCCAGCAACAGGCCCAGATGGAACAGGCGGCCCTGGCCGAACAACAGGCCCAGGCGGACATGCAGGCGGCAGGTGCAGCAGGTGATCCCATGCCAGCCAACATGACGATGACCAATCAACCCGAAGACCCATCGGCGCTCGTTGGTGTGCGCCAGGGTATCAAGACAATGCGTAATGACGGCGTGAGGTAAGCCATGAAGATGACGACAATCAAAATCAACCCAGCATGGCAGGCCGAGGATGACCTGGCTTTGCTCATGCGGGCGAAAGAACTGAAGAAGGATAAAAAACGCATGGCGGCAGTGCGCAAACTGGCGCAAGAGAAACTTGGTGAACTGGCGAAACTGGCTGACATTGGCGAGGATGATGACTAATGGCGAATCCCATGTTGGATGACGACGATGGCGACGGTCTGAGCTGGCTATCGGAAGAAGAGCGGGCGGCCCTGGATGATGACGACGGGGAAACGGACCTGCTGCGAGAAATCGCTTCTGAGGACGATGACACGGATGGCGATGATGATCCAGACGATGGTGACGAAGCACAATCCGAGCCTACTGCTCAGGATAAACCGGCTAAACCTATCGTCCAGTCGGCATCAGAGGTGGAAGAGCCACCGCAGCAACCGTTCCAGCCGGTCTATGTCGCTTCATTGCCGGCTGATTTTGAGGCCAGGTCAAATTCCCTGGCTGAAGCGGGTAAAAAGCTGGCGGAAGCCTATGAAAATGGCGACCTGGACTTGAAGGAATTTCAGGTGCAACAGCGTCAGCTCAACGAACAAGAATGGCAACTGCGAGCGGCGGCATTGAAAGCGGAAATGGCCAAGGAGCAGCAACAGCAGACCATGGCCCAACGCTGGGCCTGGGAGCAAGAAGCCTATTTCCGTCGGCCTGAGCACCGGGCATTTCGGGATGATCCGGTTATTTCTCATGCTTTCGAGGGGGCATTGAAGCTTTTGGCGGCTGATCAGGCCAACGAAAACCGAGATATGCCGTGGTTCCTGGAGCAGGCAGGGCAGATGACGCGAGATAAGCTGCGTGATCTTGCCAAGGGGCTTGGCCTAGATGGGAGGGATAACGCAGGTGCTGGGACGGAGCACGGCAACGGCCGAGGTGCATTGTCGAGTAACACGGGCCGTAACGTCGCTAAAACCAATCCACCACCAAGTCTGGCTAGAGTGCCGGCGGCGGCTATGCCAGATCCTGGTGTAGATGAGTTCGCCTATCTGGACAAGCTAAGCGGGTTAGCGGCTGAGCGGGCATTGGCAAAGCTCTCTCAGGATCAGCTCGATCGGTATTTGTCCCAGTAGTCAAGCAACAGTCAAGCAACAGTCAAGCAATCCCAGGTAGACACATGGCGAGTTTTCATGATTTGCGCGTGGGCGAAACCTTGTGTCTGCGTGGGGTGGGCGAGGTACGGGTGACATTGCGGGCTAAGTCCGGGCGACGGGCCAGGCTAGAGATTGTGGCGGACAACGGGGTGATTATTCGCCCCGAGGATACCCGCGAGGATGAGCCAGACGGGCCATTGCCTGGCACTGGGCCTCTGATCGGCACTGGCACGGCGCCTGTCTTTCATCCCCGCAATGGGATTTATCCTTGGCATCCTTGACAGCAATTTAAAATAAATGCTAATCGCGGTTATATCCTTGAGGCGCATCAGGTGACGCGCAGGAGTGCGTTCCTGGGAGTATTAACTTCCGTGGAGCGCATTCATGGCTATGACCATCGTGGGTGTGGGCGACCCTAAAGCCGTCCAAAAGTATAGTAAGGTTCTCGCGGTTGACGTTGGCCGCAAGTCCTACTTCTCGAAAAAATTTATGGGCGTGGGGGAATCCGCCGATACCCCGCTCCAGATCCTGCCCCATCTCGAAAATGATGCGGGCGACAAGATTTCCTATGACCTGGTGATGCAGCTTAAGAGCCGCCCTGTGACGGGCGACTCTGTTCTGCGTGGGAATGAGGAAAATCTTACCTTCTACACCGATTCCCTGTACATCGACCAAGTTCGTCATGGTGTCAATACCGGCGGCAAGATGTCCCGCAAGCGCACCCTGCACAACATGCGCGACGTAGCCCGCAAGCGCGAAGGCGACTGGTGGGCCAGGCTGATGGACGAAACACTGTTCATGTACCTGTCCGGTGCGCGTGGGGTCAACAGCGACTATATCGAGCCGACCAGCTTTACCGGCTATGCCAGCAACAGCTTTGTCGCCCCCGACACTCAGCATTTGATGTATGGCGGCAATGCCACCAGCAAGGCGACCGTGGATTCCGCCGACAAACTGGATCTTACCCTGATCGACCGGGCCATTGCTCGCGCCGAGACCATGGGCGGCGGCACCTCGGGTATCCCGGCTATTCAGCCCTGTGAGATCGACGGTGAGCCGCACTTCATTCTGGTCATGCACCCCTGGCAGGAATACGACTTGCGCGTATCCACTTCCACCGGCCAATGGCTGGACATTCAGAAGGCGGCTGCCGGTGCGGAAGGGCGTTCCAGCCCCCTGTTCAAGGGTGGCCTGGGGATGCACAACAACGTCATCCTGCATAAGCACAAAGGCGTCATTCGCTTCTCCGACTATGGCGCTGGTTCCAATGTGGCGGCCGCCCGGGCGCTGTTCCTCGGTCGGCAGGCGGGCGTGGTGGCCTTTGGTTCCCCCGGAACCGGGCTGCGATTCGACTGGCACGAAGAGATGGAAGACCGTGATAACCAGCTGGTTATCACCA